GGCTCAAGGAATCTTTCTTCAAGATTGCGTGTGTATTGCAGCGCCACAAGTGCATCCTGCTTAAATTTCCTAAATCCTTTTAAAAGCGCGCGCTCGTAGTTCTTCTGAAGCGTTGCAAGCTGCAGCGGGTTTTGTCTGATTGTTTTAGAGACCATATATCACCAATATAAACCATATCCACGATGATACACTGCAACCGGCAACAAATGTAAGCCAATGACTGTATTCTAATTTCATTTTAGGCCTTCCATTTGCAACCGTGATGGATTAAACCCTCTTGCAATACATTTATTTATGTTCTCCTGTGTTGCCTCTTTACAATCCCAAATATATTTTTCATGTTCGTGTTGCAGATTTATCATGTGTATCTGCTTTTCAAGCATCAAAACTTTAATCTCAAGATCGTGTATTCGTGTTTCATATGATTTGTTTATCATTATATCACTCCATAAGCAACAAAGCCACTAAATATTAAAAATCCGTGCGCACTCCAGATTAAAAATTTAATGGTTTTGATTTTGTTCATCTGGCATCTCTTCCTCTACACCCATATCAGCAATGTACTGATCTTCATCAACACCAACGCGGGCGCGCATCTGTTCGGGGCTCATGACTGCAAAGGGATCAAGCGGGTTGACCTCTGCGATTGTCTTGCAGAACTGTGCCTCTTTTAGGTTGTCTGAGGGATCAGGATCATTAAATTCAATCCATACCTTTCCGGGTGCGCCCACAATGCTGTCAATTATGCGCGTGTTTAACAGGCGTGCAAGTGTGTTCTGATGAGTCTGGATCTTCTTAAAGAAGGCGTTTATACGGCTTACGGCTGTCGCATCTGTTGATCCTTTGCGCATTCCTAGAAGCTCTTCTGGTACTCCTAAAGCTGCGCTTACACGTTCCAAGGTTACCTGCGAATACATATCCACATTCTGCACGCCTGATACATCAAGCATGTTTGTTTCTATGTCTCCTTCACCAATGAAGGAGTCTTTGCTGTTTATGTCCTTGTATTCTGCCTCAAGCGCTGCAAACTCTTCATCTGTTAGCGGCGACGCATCTGGTCTGTTTTTGTTTACAATCGTCTGATATTTTGGGGATCCATGGATCTTAATACCATTGGCTATTGACTCGATTGTGTCAATGTCGCGGTTTATGTCATCTTCTGCACGGCGCATAAGTGAGATGCCATAGACAGAATCAGAACGCGGAATAAGCTTAAGATGCAGCGTGTCTTTTGGTGCTAATGGTACTGATGATGACAGGCTGTTTCCATCCTCGTCGTATTTCTGAATGTAAACCTGAGGCCGTCCGTATTCATCAGTCTTGATTTCAAAACATTCTGCAGGACGGACATAGATACCTTTAGGGATTGTTGCCTCTTTGCCGCTTCCGTATGTGATTTCTGCGATGCCGTCCATCACAAGAAGAGAATCTATGCAGAGCATCCAACATATATTTGTTATATCTATTTTGTCAAAAAGAGCCTGCACCGCTTCTTTTTTGCTATCATAGCCTTCAGCGCATTGCAACTGATATCCATTTGATAGCATAAATAGCGGATAAATATCTATTGCCTCTGATATATAGCCCCCGTTTTCATATGCCGAGCGATATTGACGCAATTTGTTTATAGTGCGTTTCTTGTTCTCCCAAACAATATTGGTTTTCTCCGGCGCAGTGTGTGCTTTAGCGCGTGTTTTTGGGTTAATAGGTTTTTCTAAAAATCGTGGTAGTTTCATAGAATAATTTAGTATTATCTCTAAACTAATATATAGTATTGCACTGTTTGAAACTAAAATGCGTCTTTCCTGATTTGAACAGGAGTATCTCCTCTTTACCTGATGGCTAACCCGTGCCCTCTGTGGATTTGAACCACATTAGGAGACTTTTACCATTCGCCCCGGCGGGCTTAGACGCAAATAATTTATTGCAGAGTCATTCTCAGGCTTTCCCGGCACAATCAATAATGCAGTTTTGGTTGGTCTGCATTGTAAAACCATAGTGTTGCTGAATTGTGGATGCTCTTTTCCTGGTTTTATGCAAGTTACGTGTTTTGCTGCTCTGAAAACAAAAATAATGGAGGTTATACCAAATGATAAAATAACATTCCGGGGTTCGCTTTCCTGAGTCCTCTATAAGATAAAATGAGTTAATAGTTTAAAAGAGTTTTGTTTAATTTTCTGAAATTAATTTCAGGGCCTTCTTTACGGCCCGGATATCCTTCTTTGCTCCGTCTACATACACGGTCATTGAATAATAACAGTGCTTACATGACTCCTCGTATCTCTGCCTGATTTCATATTTTTCTCCGTTCAGTTCGAATTCATACTCATCGTCAAACTCTGCGGCTCTGCGCCCTGCTGCATTACATCTGGGCGTCCAGAAATATGCTTTACTGTATTTTTCGTGTGTCTTTACGATGTTTTCGAGTTGTGTTTTTGTTACCATTTTTTTCACTTCCTTTTGTTCTATATAATAATATGATTCATTGGTATATAATACTTTCTAAAACAATCTCGTCTGAGATTGTGCTTTCTTGATTCTCTTCTGTGCGATCTCGAAATACTCTGCATCTTTTTCTATGCCTATGAAGTTGCGCCCGGTGTTGATGCATGCTACGGCCGTTGTGCCGCTGCCGAGGAAGGGATCAAATATTGTCATACCATCTTTTGAGTAATCCCTTAATATCTTTTCAATAAGTTTTGCGGGTTTTTGTGTGGGGTGTTCTCTAATCTCTTTGTGCTTCATATCTTCTTGTAGCATCCCATTCCAACGATGCTTATATTTTCTGACAGCGGTTTTAAATGAAGTCCAGCACAGTTCACAGTCTGCAAAATCGTTATTTCCATTATCTTTATCCCACACAATCCAACAGGATGAAGGAGGGAGCACGTCTGCAAAATAATTTCCTCCGAAGATTATTTGATCTTTTGATATGCGTTGTATTTCATCAAAATATTTTTTATTTGGTTTCTCAAAATCCCAATCTTTATCTAAAAATTTAGTAGATTTAATTTTTTTAGTCCTAGGTTTCCCAATTTTACTTTTACTAAACCCAGGGAAAGAATCTCTTGAATGGTTTTTTGCTCCACATTCCCCAATCCCATACGGCGGATCAGTAAGCACAAGATCAACGCTATTATCTTCCATTTCATGCATCAGCTCAAGGCAATCCGCGCAATAGATTTTATTGATTTCTAACATTCTAACTCCTCCTGCCTATCCGGTTGACTAAAATCAAAGTCAAAGATCCGCATATACTTTTTGTTTTTAGGATCGCGGCCGACTAAGATTTTACTTGGATCTTTCCAATATACCTTTTCCTTCAAAGCGTGCTCTACACTCTCGGCTTTTCCACCGCACTGCCTAATATATTCAAGAGCTTTTTTCTTTGGGAATCCCTCGTGATCCGGCGCAATCCACTGTAGGAAGGGATCAAACTGCTGTGAGGTGTAATACGTGCATTTGATAGTATCTGGTTTGTCTCCTTTGCCGGGGTGTCGATCATAGGTCACCTCTATCACATCATACCACTTTGGCACGTCCTGAGAGCAGAGCACGCTGCCATCATACGCCTGCGTCTCATGGTATATCTCGCGCGGCGGAAATTCGTAATCACACGCAGGACACCTGAGAGATCCAACGGCGATCACTTCCTGACAGTTGGGGCACTGCTTTCCGGGGGCTTCCTCTTTGTCTTTGTCTTTCTTTTTTGTTCTGCCCTGTGCTTTGGGGTCAACGGCATCTATTGGCCCGTGTCTAACCACATTCCCGCCAAAATCTAAGAGCAACAATCTGTCTTTTTGGGGCACGTCCTTAAACCTCTTCCGACCGCCTGAACGTATTTTGAGGTACTCTGTGTTGCCATCATAAGCGCCAATAAGTCAGTGCAGGGCGCGTTAAATCCTGTGGTAAGAACGTCGATATTTATTATGCAGCGCAGTTGTCGAGATTTGAATCTCTCTAAAATCTCATCTCTGTTTTGTGTTTCTGCTGTCACAACGTCGCAGCCAATGTCATGAGCGCGCATCTCTTTGCAGACCATCTGTGCATGCCTAACCCCAGTGCAAAAGATCAACCACGAGTGCCGGTTTTGTCCGCACCTGATGACCTCTTCCACGGATGACCGGACAAGCTCGTCCTCTGATGCTGCCTTCTGCAGGTCTTTGTTGTTGTAGTCTCCTGCAGTCGTGCGCACGCCGGTTAAGTCGATCTGCTTAAGCGCGCCTTTGCTGATGGCAGGCACGAGATACCCCTGAGCAATGAGATCCGCAATGTCGATATCATAGATCAACGTTTTAAAGATCAGCTCAGGATCATTTCCGTATATCAGACCGTTGTCAAGCCTGTAAGGCGTTGCAGACAGTCCAAGAATCACAAGGTTAGGATTTGCTATCATTAAGTCATTGATAAACTGCATATAGCGTGTGCCGTCTGTGGTGTTCACCAGGTGCGCCTCGTCTATGATTAGGAGATCAACACGGCCAAAACTAAAGGCGCGCTTATACACGGTTTGTATGCCGCAGAAGATGATCGGTGGCTCATTCTCCCTTCGCCCAAGTCCTGCGGAATAAATCCCGGTGCGGGCTTTTGGGTAATACGCTTTTAATTCTTTTTCGTTCTGTGCTATCAGTTCTTTTCGGTGTGTTGCAATTATTACTTTAGTGTGCGGCCATTTGGTTATCATGGTCTTGCAGATGTCACTTATGATAAGTGATTTGCCCTGAGCCGGTTGGAGCACTAATAAC